TATGAGCCACTTCTCGGTCCAAAGCCTTGTACATGTCATCATTGGATCCTTCGGCCGGGTAATATGCGTCTAATCGGGCCCATGGCCATAGTTTCTTCTTGAGCATATCATAGATCGGTCTTCCCATGCCGGCAATGTCGAGTAGACCGTACCGAAGAGGTTTATAGTGATCTAGAAAACTAACAATCGTTGGTATTTGAATTTCAAAGTCAATCCCTTCCAATTCTAACCAACCAAGAATGTGGATAGATCCTCCGTCTAATTCTATGATGGTGACGACCGTCGAGTCCCCGGCCCTTGCGACGTCTATAGCAAAGAATCTTAGACGCTCTAGAAGACTTTCATAGTCCTGCTCGAGAACCGCTAAGGTCTCCCAGCCAACGAACTTGAGAGCTGTTCCTACCCATTCGAGGCCGTATTGAGTCTTGAATTCTATTGAGTCTTCCCCTAGTTTATCTCGTTCCCGCTTGACATATCGGGAATAGGCTGGACAGACTTTCGCCGCTTCTTTCCAGTCTACTATCTCGACCCAATCCGAAGTCGACTTGTTGAGTTTAGGATCCTTGTTCCACTTCTCTATGGCCTCCCGAAAGTATTCGTTCCTAAAGTAAGGAGAAGTCGTTCCGGTCATTATCCTTACTCCGCCTTTTGCCGCTCCCATAGGAAATATGTCGGTCTTCAGTTTTAGAGAATCGACTAATTCAGATTGTTCGATGATCAAGAGGCGAAATGTTTCACCTAGGATCGAAGCCGATTCCCCAGCGGACAAGGATCTAATTGTTAATTCCTTATCATTTATAAGATTCTGAAGAGTAAAGGTCGCTGCAGTATACCCTTCTCCCGCAGTCTGAATTATGTGGGCATCCCTTTCCAACCAATGCTTGATCATCTTGTACTTTTGTCGGACCCTGTTCCTAGTAACGTGGGTAATCATGCTTTCAACCGGGGCAAACAGTCCACATCCAAAATTCTCCTTTAAGAAGAGAATATTGAAAGTCCCTAATACTAATGTCGTGAGAGATACCGTCTCAGTCTTACCGCTTTGTCTAGACCAAAGAGTACTGACCTCGTTTCCTATTACCCCTTCGGTCAGAACGAGTTCGATCATCTTGTCTGATAATGGCATCTGATAGGGCCTAAGTTTCTCCTTAATCCTGATGCATAGAATTTCCCTCCAATCCTTGCATGCCTCTATAACGTCGAAAATGTTCTTGGCATTTCCAAGTTTCAACTGGATTGCTTCAATTTCATTCAAGCAAAAGCTTCCTTAATGAATTTTCTTTTCTGTTTTAGATAGATAGTCTCAGACCTTTCCTCAAAGTAACCACATTGGTCACATTCACCATCATAAGGACAGGTCTGAGGATATTGGCCATGAGCATCCATAAATTCGAGCCACCTTCGACTATTCGTGCAGAAAGCGGTCATCCTTTCCAAATCCATTCGACTAGATAATGAAGACCGGTATGAACGAAAATGCAGATGGGAGTCGTGATCATAGGATAAATCAAAGAACCAGTTACTAGATAGACAATCAGATACTCGGACCCGATAGAAAGAATCCTATACGTTAGGATTCTTTTCGCCTTTGACGTCCGTAGTAGGTGGACTACCCGTAGTCTGGTTAAACCCCGGCCTATCCATCGCAGTAGCGTTTGGCTTCTCGTTGTAAGTGACATTTACTTCTCCAACCTTGAAAAACATGATCTGAAATAGATCTGACTCGTCATAGTTCTTATTCGGTTCCTCCGGACACCAGACTAGAAAGGTCAGCTTCCCTCTATACCCCGGATCCACTAAAGAACTGAAGGAGGCGAATAATCCCCTCATGGCTAATCGACTCCTAGAACAGACTATGCCAACAAGATCACGCGGCATGTTGATGGTCTCCTCGGTGACTAGTCGTTTAACCCCTCTATTTTGATACTCGACACGAGTCGTCAGGTCATAACTTACCGATCCAAGTTTCTGCGGGTAATATGGCGATATAGAGAGACCGGAAATTTCTCCCAAGTCTTTGTTCATTATGCTTTCTTTCATTCTCTCTAATATGTCCTTGTCACTCAGCATTCTTTCTCCACCTTGACTCGTATATCAGTCCCAGGTCGGACTTGTTGTGTTTCACGATCTTATAGGCTTCTTCCTTGTGGCCTTGAAGTCGAAGGTTGTAAGCCATGATGATGTCGGCTAAGTTGAGGTAGAAGTCACGGCATGTGCCCCATGAATCCACCGAATCGAAATTACCGATCCTGCAGGAATTCTCCCAGAAAGCTAAATCCCTCTCCGTCTGGTCATAATCCACTTTCCCGAGCCTTGCATCTAGAATCTGAGCCTGATCGTAGAGAGAGAAGTTAAAGTCGAAATCAACAACCTCCTGGGCCTTGACCCAATCCTTTTCGTAGAGATGCAGGCTTCCGTCAAGAAGTATGAACCGTCCTAGTTCAACCCCCAGCCAACCTGCCATTATCTCTTGGAACCACTGAAATTCTCCAGTGTCGTAGATGAACCCCCACCAAGCGTCTTGGCTTCTCATAGAGGCGATCATGTCTAGTTTATTATCCCTCAGTAAGAATTGAAAAGAGAGAGTGCAAGGTAAATCCTTCGTAGGACCCCAATCATAGACGGGATTATGAATAATGCAGACTGCTTGTCTTGTATCCGGATCCTTCTTTAGTTTTTCAAAACAGACTTGAAGTTGATCTATGCCTAACCCATTGGTAGTCGAAGAGAACGATGAACAAGCAATAGTCCAATTTCGATATTGACGAGGCCAAAGTCGGCGTAGTCTAGGTCCGTACGCTCCGTCCAATTCCCCGGTATCCAGATTCACAAAGTCGGCCATGTGCTTGACATAATGAATTAAGCGATCCGGCTTAGCCTCTCCCCTAAGGATCCAAAGTCCTTCTATGTAAGTGAAGATGCTAACCTCTTTCCGGTGAGGATGGCCAAACAATCTCCTTCTCGGATCTGCAGCTTCTATGTAGACCGGACTCAATTCCTTCGTCTTAAATCCTCTGGGCCCGACTTCCTTTCCAGAGTAAAGGATTTCCCTAAGAATGTCGACATAGAGTCCCGGCACGTTGTTTCCTTTAAAGAAACTCATTCAACCTTCCCCTTTATGAATTGAAATGCCTTTTCAAAGACCTGCTTAGCCGTAAGGAAATCCGGTTGAAGATAAATCCACGGAAGCTGTGTTTTGAGGGGCACCAGAGAATATCTTTCATTAACTTCAGTATATTCCTTCAACAATGTCAGGTATTCACCCGGTCTACCAGACCTACTCATGACAACCTCCGGACTGGATACCCCTAGAATTATCAAGCGGACATTTGCCTTACCAATTTCCTTGAGAATTTCATCTTCGACTTCAAAGGTCTTTTCCGCTAACCACTCGGGATAGTTCCTCTTAACCGGACCGTAGGCAAATTCGCCTAAATGAAATCGGTCGCAGATTATGATCGCTTCAGGATCCTCCTCTAGAATCTCACCGAAGATCTTGATGCTCCCGCTATATTCCCCTCTAGCCATAGCAGCGGCCTGGAACATTTCCCAGTATTTAGGGTAAGAGAAATTGAGTACGAAGACCCGTCTGTCCTTAAAGACTTCCTTCAAGGATTCTATTAGGGTGCTCTTCCCGGTTCCGTCTACGCCTTCAATTATTACCAACATGGGCCTTCATCCTCATCTTCTAATTCTCGATAGAAATCCCTTTGTTTATTATCACAGTCTGTGCAGAGAAAATATTCTCGATCTTTTTCATCCCAATGAATAAAGAAGTCCTTCTGGACGATAGTATTTTCGACTTCCCCTTCCTTCCCGCAATCCCTACATTTGACCTTTTCCTTGACCAAGTGATTCACTCCTCCTCAGATTCGAGCAACGCGTCTGCCAGCATTGAACCACAGACCAGCAGTGTACCGCCGGCAACTATAATCGCTTCAATGAGAGCCAACAGAATCAAGTTTCTTTCTCCTCTTTACTTCATCTTGAACGTACTTCTCAAACTGAGTCCCGATAGAGAAATGATCTGGAGTATCCCCTATAATCCGACAGAATTTCGTCGGGTCCAGACAGGCGTTATAATCGTAAGGACAGGTCTTCCTTACCGGGCACTCGTAGAATTCTTTCTTCTCGACCTTTTTGCTCATACTTCGTCAATCCTCTTCTTCATGAACTTGAATTCGGCCATGTACTGAAGGGCGGCCTGTGGTCCGAGCCTTAGTATGTATGCTGGATGGAATTTCGCGAACAACAGACACCCTTTCCACGTATACTCCTTCCACTTCGCCGAATTTAAACCTTCCGTTATCCCGAACCAGTTGGCAGCGGTCCTGCCAAGGGCAACCACGACTTTCGGTTTAACGAGGGCCAATTCCTCCCTGAGAAGATAGGAGCACGCCTCTATTTCGTCTTCTTCCGGTTTTCTGTTCTGGGGAGGGTTGCACTTTACCACGTTCGTCACAAAGACCTCGTCATAACCTTTGGGCCAATTGGAATAGATGACATCTAAGAGTAAGTCGCTCGATCTATTCCCGATGAAAGGTAAACCCCATAGATCTGGATTTTCCACCCGACCTGGAGCTTCCCCGACGAATATGACTTTGGCGTTTAAGTCACCTAGACCGGGACATCGATGCTGGCATAGACCTGAAAGCCTGCATCGAGTACAGGCCATTATTCTCTCTACCTGATCAAAGAAACTAGAGTCTTTGTTAATGAATTTTTCCATAATGAACCCGTCTAGAGTATGGCATCCTTCTTTCTTTCTCTCTTTTCTCCTTCCGTAATTCCTTCCTCTTTGCCAACCCCGAATCCATCATCGTAACCCCTTTGATAAAGATCGCTAAGTATGGATTCAATGTCTCCCTCGCAATTCTTTAGAATCTCTAGGATCCTACTCAAAGCAGTCTTAACGTCCAATCTCCCCACCTCCTACCGGGTAATGAAGAAGGCATTTCGCGAGCAAACAGGTATGCCCATCCATGTCTCCGTGTTTGGCATGATGTTCAATGAAAGACACTGTCTCTTTGGCTCGTTTCTCAAACTCTTCTTTGATAAG